GCTCTCCTGAGACAGCGGATCACCTGACTGAGTCTGCCTCATAGCCCTGATGACTACATCGCAGGTGACCAGTTTAAGAACACTCGCATAGGAGGCATCTTCAGCCATCTCATCGAGATTTTTGCCAACTTTATTAGCTTCGAGCCTCAAAGTATCACAGATCAGCGGGAGGAGCGTCGAGATGCGCTCCTGTTCCGCCGAAGTGTAATTGATACCCGAAATTGCAATCACGTCATTGACTGTTGCAAAGTCTGCCATGATGCCTCCTTAATTAAGCGTTGTGGTAAACGACAGAGGTCTGCTGTGTGATCTTGTAGCCGAATGCTTTTCTGCCCTGTACTGCGGAGCATCCGATGTGAGCGCCGTCAGCGAGGTCGTAAACGCCTACTGGAACGTTCCAAGCGTCTACGAAGTGGCAGAAGTCTCCGTTACCAACAACGTAGTCAACAGTCTTCTGCGAGGAGCCGGAGCCTGTTGTGATGCCGTTGAGGTTGATTGCTTCGTAAACCGGCATACCTGCGAGTCTGCCTACGAAACCAGCTTCGAGCTCGCCTACGTTAGCAGTAGCAGCGATGAACTCTGGGCTCTGGATCAGCTTTGCATATGTGTCAGAAGTAACAGCGATCCAGATCTTGCTTGGGTCTACCTTTGCCTTCTTAACCGTTGTGATGTCACCGATCAGCTTCTCATATACGTTGCTCTTTGTGAGGGCGGTTGTGTCACTTGAAGCTGTGCCGCCAGAGATGAGTGCATTTGCGAGTGCAGCGTCAACTACGTTAGCCAGTGCATAGCCAGCGGAGTCGAGTCTCTCTGCTACCATTCCGTCTGGAACAGCTGCAGCCATGAAACCGTCGATGAGCTCGTTGACAGCATAGTCGTTGTCAAGAACGAGAGTCTGATAAGTTGTTGCAGGGTTGCTGATAGCAAGACCTGTTGCAGTTACGTACTGTCCTGCAGTAGCCTCAGCTCTTACAGGAATCTTTACAGCGCCGGAAGCTCCAGCACCATCGTGTCTCTGATTGAAGATTGCAGCAAATACAGAATTAGCTCTGAGCTTTGCGTCCACGATCTTCGAATAGGTTTCCATTTTATTGGTGTCCTGTGCCATGTCGATTCTCCTTATAATTTAATATTTGGGTTCATTTGCTTGAACGCCGCCGTAACACCATCCTCCTCAGGAGGCATCTCGTTGTTATACGGTGGCAACGTCTTATTAGCTCCCACGATGGCCTTGAGTGATTCAGCGCTCTTCTTGATCGCCTCTTCATCTTCGCCCTGCAGGAAGCCGATAGCTTCATAGGAAAGTCCGCACTCTCTCGCGATTCTCGTTTTTACCGAGTCGATCTCGTATTTCGCGATCTGTCCGTCCTTTTCTGTCAGCTGTGTCTGCAGATTTGTCTTTTCGTCAGAAAGAGTCTTTAACTGATCATTGAGGCCGGTAAGCTGTTCGCTGAGTTCTGCGGTTTGCTTTGCCAGTTCATCAGGCGATATCCATCCTTCGAACTCCTTGCGCCCTGCTTCCTTGCCTTCGAGTCTCGCCTGCCCGACGAGCTTATTGACTTCCTCCTGTGTGAATGTTCTTTCGTCTGCCATTGTTTTCCCCACTTTCCGGTTGTAGTCACCTAAATATGATTCATTAAAAAAGCGGACCGTATTGCCCGCCTCCTTAATAGCTTATGTGTTGGACTTGCTTGTCCTTGTCTTCGGAACATGCCCAGTTAGCCAGTATCATACTGTCTAATATGGATATGTCCGCTCCGAGCTTGATCGAGCGGTAGCCGAAACCACCGTTCGCACCTATAGCCCGCTTTTCACAGTTACTAACGACCTGCTCGACGCTTGTCTGCTCCATATGGCATATCGATGCAGAGTTGAGGTCTGCTTCGAAGACCGCATTGGCTCGGATTATCTCCGCTACTCGCGGAAGAACTATCCGCCTTATGCCTAATGTCTTGAGCGTTTCTGCGAGGTTATCACCCTTGCCTGCTCCGTCTATGACTGTTCGCTTCACATCAGCTTTGTCCAAAAAGTTGATTATCCACTCATAGCCTTCACGCACAGGTCTGCAGTCTATGCACTCAAGGAACCGTCTGCCGTCATCAGTCTTGACCGCTATCGACATCGATACATTAGCGCCATCGTTGCCGAACTTGATGCCCACGAAGAGCTTACCTCTCAGCTGTGGAAGCTCGTCCACTTGGAGGGCTTTCCACTCGTTCGGTGATATGGCTGACCGCTGATTGTACTGAAGCCAGAGCCCAAGCCTCTGGATGTTAAAGTCGATTGGATCCTCGCGGATCTCCGCTCTGATCTTGCGCTCGTCGAGGTGGTATCCCATAGAAGGGTTCGTCTCGTACCATGCGCTGGTATCGTGCGGATCCGTCATAGCATCGACCGACCACTCAGCCCATCCGGAGTCATATCCCTCACCGCTCAGGACTGTCGCTCTGTATTTCGGGAACACCGTTCCGGCGCTGATAGCTGTCGGTGGTGTTCCGAGCATTATCGTCTGCGGATTGAGCGAATCCGTAACGACATACTTTAGCGCTGTCTCCTGATCAGGTGTGTACTCCTGTGCCTCGTCGATTATCAGCAAGTCGTATCCTTCACCAAGACCTCCGGAAGAGGTCCGCGTCCGGAACTCGATGATTCCGTCTCCGGTACAGTAAAGATGCTCTTTACCGAATGCTCTGAACGAAGACTCGACATTGATGTTGGCCTTAGCGCACATTCTCTCGAGCCGTTCCCACACCGAATGCGATGTCGTTGCCCTGTGAGCCGTGTAGAGAATGCGTTCTCCGTTCCTCAGCCCCCATAAGCACCGCATCAGCACGTTCTCTGATTTGCCGTTTCGTCTTGGTATTGAATAACCAAATATCTGATGCACCCACAGGCCGTCATCATTGACCGCCATGATGTCATAGCAGAGTGCTTCCTGCCATTCGATTGCCGTCCGCTCTGTCGCATTATAAAGCGCTATCGCTTCAGGTCCTTTAGTATCTGTATAAGGTAACACTACGGAAGTCGTGGGAGTCTGTCTTCCCACTTCCATGTATTACCTCCTTCTTTCATAAGCAGCCCAGGCGTCGGAAAAAGTCTTTCCGCTGTTCATCTGCTCTCGAATGAACCTCTCCCTAGCCGAGCGGGTTTCGGATTTCCTCTTCGTGTTCCTGAGCAGCTCATCTTGTTTCTCTCGGATCGCTTCCTTACGTGCCTTGTCGTTGCCGGTCTCCCATTGGGCCTTGCTCCATACGTCCTGAGAAGTGCCCCCGTATACGTAAGTAGTGGTACACCCACAGCCCGAGTGCCGTTCGAACACACCGTTATCGTATGCCTCACCATATGACCATCGCCCCGCACGTGCCAGACACCACTGACAGGCATCTTTGCCATCATGGACACCCACACCGTCATACTCGCGTATAATCACCGGTGATAGGCCTGCCTTGTATGCGACTTCTGCATTGGTTTTGATGAAGTCATCGACCACAGTAGCGTGTACAGTGATAAGCGGCTCACCCAGGAGCCTTTCGACCACACTGGCATCAGCCTCTTCATTGCACATCGCGCTGACAAGTGACTCGGCTCGGTCCCGTTTCGGTTTCTTTGCCTTAAGGCCAACACCTGCAGCCACATTCATAGCCGCATTCTGCTTTGATGCCCTCGAAAGTATCTCGGCCTCGTTCTCGTCTATCAACCTTTTGACTGTTCGCTCTCCTATGTTGTAGTAGAGCCGACCGTCCGGCAGATTTTCGGGTACCAAGACCACCTTGCAGGCATCTGAGGCATGTTTACCAAGCCTCTGCGAGTAAAGAAGTACATCCTTCTGTGTAGCCGTGCCGTCTCGGATCCGGTTCTCTACCCTCTTCAGCTGTGAGTCTTTGCCCACTGCTGCATCGAATAGCTTCCGGATCTGTGCATACAGCTTCGGTGCTACATCTTCCATAGGTCACCTCCTATCAGACATTTGCATCTATTCCTGTCAAATCTCTCAGGTTAGTCTCTCCGAAGAAGCCCGGAACTGACTGATTGATCTTGATGGCTCCGTCTCCGATAACTGACAGCATCGCAGCATCCGGTTCGAAGACCGGCTCCCACTTGACCCTTGTGAGGTTGATCATCTCGCGTCTGTATTCGATACCATCACGAACGCAGGCCGCAACATAGCCCACATTCAGGAGCCCTATAGAAAAGTCGCGCTGTGCCTTCCTTGCTGCAAGCCTCAATGTCTCGTGGCTTGACTTGATGGCCTCTGCGCTTGATGGATTCTGTAAAGGGAATCCGAGATCGTCAAGCGTCAGCCCTGTCTCACCGGCAAATAAGCCTGCCCACATCCGCATCTGTTCGGAGTGCGGCGTCATGCTTGCCTGCTGGAACTGACCGAGCGTCGGCTTGTCCCCGTCTTCATCCTTCTCGAACACTATCATCGCGGACATAGCAGCCTTCCACTTGTCCATCTTCTCAGCATCCTCTGACAGGCCTGTCGCATATTTCTGCGGATATGAATAGAACTCTGCAGCTATCTCTGACCGCTTCGCCGTTCTTATGGCAGCGGACACGATATTCATGCAGGCTCTCGATATCCTTGAGTGACCGAATGGCCTTCTCGCATCAGGTCTGTTCACGATAGGCACCAGAAGCGGATAAGGCGCAGGATTGTTGTAGATCCCGTCAAGCTTGCCGTTCTTGTAGATGACCGTGGCCTCTCTCATGAAGTGAGCTTCCACCGTCGGAAGCCCGTACTGGTCACGATCGAGTACAGCATAGCCCTCTTTCAGCATCATCGTATTCGGATCCATTATGCCTGTCGCATTGCTTCCGTCTATCACCTGCAGTCTCACATCGTTCTCATCCTTTGTGATGTAAACGAAGTCACAGGCTGATATGAGCGCACCCAGAATCATGCTGTCGATCAGTATGTCCTGATTGTTCATCAGATAGATGTCGCCCATGCCGAGATTATCATCCACGAACTCTCTGAAGACGAGTCTGTCAGCCATCGAGTCCACAGCCTTAGCGCACCATCCGAGAGTGCCCATCCAGAAGCGCAGATCCGGCGGAGTAGATATGCCGAGATCCATCACTACCTTCTTCATTTCGTAATGTTCGTATCTCAGATTTACCCTGCTACGCTTTTCGCCGAGCTTGAGTCTCAGATAGTCAATGCCCTTGTATCCGTCCATATTATTTCCCCATGTTCAGCCCGGCACTGCCGAGCGCTTTCAGTAGTGTATTGTTTTCGTAGTTATCTTTAGCGGCCTCTTTTGATTCCGGGAACACGTTCGCAATGGCTACATAGTCCGCTACGTGTACCCTTACCCCGTAGTCTCCACCAGCTCCGGATGCCACAGCGTCCCCTGCTTCCTGCAGTACAGCCTGCATCTCCGGGCCCTTCATCAGCTCACGAAGGCCGTTTATATCTAATTCAAATTCGACTTTTTTCGCCATGCGTCACACCCCCGTGTGTTTTTTCGTGCAGTGGGCAGGCGGAATGGCGCCGGGGGTCTCCCGGGGGAGGTATGCCCCCATCTATCACCTTTTATGCAATTCCAATCCTTTGACCGCTCAGTCTTATTGCTGCCCGACTAATCATTTAGCCCTGTATGCCATCCAATCATTATGAAGAGGCAAAAGTCTGTTAGAGAGGACCCTCTCAGGAACAATACTCTTCTTTTCCACAAGCTTGTCGGACTTGGCCCGGTTACAGCACCGGTGTGCCAGCTGCAAGTTAGCGAGATCGCTTGGATGTCCGCCTTTGCTGACAGGAATGATGTGATCCACTGTCGGGCTGAGTGGATGCGGATACTTGAGGGACTTGTCCACCGGCTTCCCGCATATCCCACATACATCCTGGGTACTTAAAATAACCCTACGTGCTTTATCGAATGCGGCTCTATTTCCGGGGGTACGGTCTGATCTGCGTGTATCCATTTCCTTCACCAACACAAAAGCGGGTGTCTTACCCGCCTCAGTGTGTCCTTATAAGTATTGTTATTTTAGAGGGTTGCCCGCCGCCGGATTTGCACCGGCTGTCCTTATAATGCGGACATGATGCAGAGGCGGTTGACCTCTGCGTTGAGGTTACAACTATCAGTGTGGTCTTACCCACTCCTGACAATATCATTATACTTGTATATAGTTGAATTATCTTGTATCAATAATCTCCTGAACGTGATCCAGACCGCGGTGCCAAGCGAGTCTGACAGGATGCCAGGAATAATTAACAGCTTTGCATACTTGCTCCCACGGCTTCAGCCTTCCGTCTGCAGTCAGATAGATGTACCGCTCCAGGAGAACATCCACCTCAAGTCCATCAAGCAGCATAATCGTGTTGAATATCTGTTGTCTCACTCGAACCGCTTCAATCCGTGCCTGAGCAATTTGCTCTGCTTTGTCCAACAGCTTCATCACTTTGTCCTCTGTCGGCCTACTGATTCCGCTGCCGTGTGGCATACCATCATTGTCCGATGGTGACCGTATCGCATCTATCTGAAGTCGCTCCTCTTCATATTCTCTTTCACACCGGCGAATCGTATTGACCGCCTTCACATATTGCCTCAAGTATTTCTCTGCTGTCATTGGTTCCCTCTTAGTGTCACCTTGTCACCTTCCGTCACCCTAAATTTCCTAACCTTTTTTATTTTTGTATATTTTTACTAAAATCCCAAAAACAAAAACTTTATATAAATCTAAGGTGACATAGGTGACATTATATATATAAGCATTGGAATTTCAACGATTTTGATGTCACCTTTGCTGTCACCATAGGTGTCACCTTTGGTCTCCAAACGCCTCCTATGGTGACACCTCAGAATGGGATAATAGTGTTATCGTCTACTGTGGTGAACCCGACTTGCTCCAAATTGGTGTCACCTTCCGTAGTTTCTGCCTCGTCTGCCGTCACCTTAGGTGACACTTGATCACGCTCAAAGCATATCCCAGCGCGTCCATATCCGTTCAGTCTGGCCTTGCCTATCTCGTGCCATCCTTTGATATCGTTCCGCATTATGGTCAGGATTCGAGCCGCCTCTCCTTTACGCATATCAGCCATATTCTTATCTAGAGCCTTCTCGTAAAGATATGCAGCGTTTACTCTTCCTACCAGATCTGATTCGAGGTAATCGTCTATGATCTGCACCCACACATCTTCCTCAAGGTGTTCGTTCTGCGCTTCCTTTGCCATCAGCTCGATGTGCTTCGGAAGTATCAGTTCTTCATCCGGGTGTGCTTTGTAATACGCCACAGCCTCAGCTATCACCTGTTCAAGATACGGACGCGCCAAGCTGTAGTTGAATATCCTCGCTTTGGTCTCATCTGTAGCATGGCAATCAATCGGGAAGTATCGCCTGTTACCGGTGCGGTCCTTCAGGAAGTTCTTATCGTTGGAGGTGCCACAGAATACACACTGCCTCGGCCTGCGCTGCGGACGCTTTTCATATGGTGTTCGGTAGTCATCAGCTTGTGATGATATAAATGCCTTCAGCTCATTGGATGTGACGTTGTCCTTTTTCATTACATCCATTTCGCCCATCTCGAGTATCCACTTGCCGGACATATACTCGATTGTTGCTTTGTTCTTCGTATCCCGGAAGTTAAAGTTGTCGGTGTACCATTCCTCGTTGAGTGCAAGGAACTTGAAGAACGTGGACTTTCCATCGCCCTGGTTGCCGATCAGCACGACCATGTTATCGAACTTACAACCGGGATCATACGCTCTATGGACCGCTCCCTGAAGGAAGTATCTAAATACCGCAAGGTTATACTCGTTCTTTTCCACTCCGAGCATGTAGGTCATCGCATCATCGATCCGTGGAACGCCGTCCCATTCAAGAGCGTTTAGTCTGCTGACCAATGGATCCCATGAGTTCTCAAACAGCGCCATATTAAATCCGTCCTCATAATCGCCCTTATTGCGGAGCCTGTACTTCATGTGAAGGTACGATCTCAAGGCAGAGTCATCCTTGTCTGACCATTCTCCGAGCGTGTCTCCTTTTGCCCTCCAATCAAGCTGACCAAAGTAAACGAGCCGATGCCCGAACGTATCCTCTTTGATTTTGTGAGCGAGT